CCGCTTCTTGCCTGCGCTGACCGCAGGTCTGGCGTACCACATCGCCACCAAGGTGCCTGAGTTGACTGACCGCGTACCCATGCTCAAGGCGCAGTACGACGAGCAGTTTGACTACGCTGCCGGTGAAGACCGGGAGAAGGCCGCAATTCGCTTTGTGCCCCGCCGCTCGTACATCGGGGGCGGTTGATGGGTAATCGCTACGCTTCAGCCAAGATCGCAATTGCGATCTGTGACCGCTGCGGATTCAGATTCCGCCTGCGTGAGTTGCGTACGCTCGTCATCAAGACCAAGCAGATCAACCTGCTGGTATGCAAAGAGTGCTGGGAGCCCGATCAGCCCCAGTTGCAGTTGGGTATGTATCCGGTCGATGACCCACAGGCCCTGCGCAACCCGCGCAACGACAACACCTACATCCAGTCTGGCACGTTGGCAGATGGGGCGATTGGTGGGGGTAGTCGAAATATCCAGTGGGGATGGAACCCCGTTGGAGGCGCAAGAAGTTATGATGCAGTACTAACACCAAACGCCTTGGTTGCTCAAGGACAAGTTGGTACAGTTACGGTAGTGACCACTTAAAGGAGTCAGTCATGGCAACGAAGCAACCGCAAAACACTACGCCGATTCAGCAGGGTCCTAAGCCCGGCAACCCCGGCAAGAAGAACGTGGATATGAAGACCATGGGCCGCAACCTCGCAAAGGTCGCTGCTCAGAAGCGTGGGGGCTGATATGGCTACCAAGCAAGTCAAGCAGGTCGCAATGATCCCACAAGCCAAGAAGTTTGTGCCCCCCAGCCAAGTCGAAGGCGCAGGCTACCCTGACACCGCCAAGACCAGCGGGATTGTCGTGCGTGGCGGCAAGGCCCAGACCAAAGGTAAGATGGCGCGTGGCCCGATGGCGTAAGGGGTAGGCATGAACTACGCCGAGTTGTGTATCAACATCCAAGAGATTTGCGAGAACGAGTTCTCGCCGGACCAACTCGCCATGTTCACGCAGCAGGCCGAGCAGAAGATTTACAACACGGTGCAGATTCCCGCGCTGCGCAAGACCACGACAAGTACGTTGACGATTGGCAGTGACCTGTTTACGCTGCCTCCTGACTTCTTGTACGACTACTCTTTTGCAGTTGTTGATCCGTTGGGGCAGTATCATTTCTTGCTCAACAAGGATGTGAACTTCATTCGTGAGGCGTACCCAGTCAACAACATCGCGTCCCGGGGGCTGCCCAAGTACTACGCCATCAATGAAGCGTACTCAGTGATCCTTGGCCCCACTCCAGACTTGGCGTACGGCACGCAGATCAACTACGGGCACTATCCTGCGTCGATTGTTGATGCGGGTACGACATGGCTTGGTGACAACTTTGACTCTGCGCTCCTCAACGGGTCGTTGATCGAGGCCATCCGATTCATGAAGGGTGAGGCGGATGTGGTGTCCATGTACGAAAAACTGTACTTGCAGTCCATCGGCTTGCTCAAACAACTTGGCGACGGCAAGCTGCGCCAAGATGCGTACCGCTCTGGCCAAGTGCGTATCCCTGTTGGTTGAGGGTTAATTTATGGCGATCATTCAGGGCATGTGTACTTCGTTCAAGGTTGGGCTGCTTAACCAGCAGTTCGACTTTGGCGTTGGTACGACCCAGACGTTTAAGATTGCGCTGTACACGTCGCTGGCCACGCTCAACGCCAGCACCACTTCGTACACACCGTCGTACGAAGTTGTTGCCACGGGGTACACCGCTGGAGGTGAGCCTCTGGTGATCTCCACCCCGCCGACTTCTTCGGGCACCGTGGCGTACCTCAACTTTGCTGACGCTGTGTGGGTCAGTTCGTCAATCTTGGCTCGCGGGGCACTGATTTATTTGGCTAATGGTGTCGGTAACCCCGCAGTCGCAGTGTTGGACTTTGGGGCCGACAAGACTTCAACCGGCCCCGAATTCAGGGTCCAGTTTCCAGTAGTATCCAGTACCACCGCTATCTTACGTATTGCGTAGTGGTGGTCCAGAATTGTCATTGCGAAAGGCTGAGGAATGACTACACAATACACCCCCCTCCTTAAAGTTGCTCTCCCCGCAACGGGGGAATTGGTGGGCGCTTGGGGTGATGTCGTCAACAACAACATCACACTCATGTTTGAGCAAGCCATTGCAGGCTTGGTTGTGATCAACACGTGGACGCTTAACTCGCACACACTGACCACCGCAAACGGAATTTCCGCAGAGTCGCGCAACGCCATGCTGGTAGCGCAAAGCGACGGGCTGGGGCAACCTAACGCGGCTGCAACAATCATCTGCCCCGCGCTGTCCAAACTGTACGTTTTGAAAAACGTCACCGGGCAGACGGTCACACTTCGTACGGCTGCGGGTACGGGTGTTGCCGTGCCGACGGGCCAGACAGCGACTCTCTTTTGCGACGGCACCAATGTCGAGACTGCCGGGACGGCGGTCAACGGTACGCCCATCCCCAGCAACTCTACGCTGGTCACTACGACTGCCACACAGACGCTGGAGAACAAGACTTTTGTCGCTCCGGTGCTCGGGACTCCTGCGTCGGGCACTCTGTCTAATTGCACCAATTTGCCGCTCACCACGGGCGTTACGGGTACGCTCCCGGTTGCCAATGGCGGCACAGGGCAGACAACGTACCTCGACGGCCAATTGTTGATCGGCAATACCGCCGGTGGCACGCTTGTAAAGTCCACCCTGACTGCGGGTTCAGGCATCGCCATCACCAACGCCGCTGGGGCGATCACCATTGCTACGTCCGGTGGTGGAGGCACCGTGTCCTCTGTGGGCCTCACCGCACCTACTGGGTTCTCCGTGGCCAATAGCCCGGTCACCGGGTCGGGGACGCTTGCTCTCTCGTTTGCAGCGGGGTATTCGCTACCCACCACGGCCAGCCAGACCAACTGGGACACGGCGTACACGGATCGCTTGAAGTGGGATGGCGGGGCGGTGGGGCTTACTGCCGCTACAGGGCGTACATCTCTGGGTGCGACGACGGTCGGCACAAACTTGTTTACACTGGCTGACCCGGGTGCGATTTCGTTCCTGCGCGTCAATGCTGACAACACAGTCTCTGCGCTCGACGCCGCAGCCTTCCGGACGGCCATCGGTGCGGGTACTGGGAGTGGATCAGTCACTTCTGTGGGGCTGTCGCTGCCCACGCAGTTCTCGATCAGCAACTCACCCGTCACGGGCAGTGGTACGCTGACCGCTTCGTGGAACACTCAAACCGCAACGCACGTTTTGGCGGGGCCAACGACAGGCGCATCAGCGATACCGACATTCCGGGCGCTTGCTGCTACCGACATCCCGACCCTTAATCAGAACACCACAGGTACCGCAGGTGGGCTATCCGTTACGTTGGCAATTGGTTCTGGGGGTACCGGACAGACCACAGCCGCCGCTGCGTTCAACGCGCTGTCCCCAATCACTAACGTCGGTGATCTGATCCTTGGTACAGCCACCAACACTGCGGGCCGACTTGCGGTGGGGACCAACGGCTACGTGCTGACCTCCAACGGCACTACGGCTACGTGGGCCGCACCCACCACAGGTGGCGGTACGGTCACTTCTGTCGGGTTGGCGTTACCCGGCCAGTTCACGATCAGTAACTCCCCCGTGACGGGTTCGGGTACGCTGACCGCAGCGTGGGCCAACCAAACTGCAAACCATGTCTTGGCGGCACCCAATGGGTCCGCTGGAGTGCCAACGTTCCGAGGGTTGGCTGCGGCTGACATACCCCTCATCCCCGTGTCCGGTGGTGGCACCAATGCAACCACTGCGGCGGGTGCGCGTACCAATCTGGGTGCAACCACGGTTGGCAACAACTTTTTCATACTCCCTGACCCAAGCGCCATACGTTTTCCCCGTATGAACGCGGACAACACCGTCTCTGCGCTTAGCGATACGGAGTTCAGAACCGCCATCGGTGCGGGTACAGGTAGCGGTAACGGTACGGTGACTTCTATAGGGGTGACGGTCCCCTCGTTCCTATCAGTCAGCCCAGCCTCCATCACTACCAGCGGTACCTTTGCCGTTACTCTATCAGGCACCGCCTTGCCGGTAGCAAACGGTGGTACTGGCCAGACCACGGCATCGGCGGCGTTTAACGCACTGTCGCCGATCACCAGCGTAGGTGATTTGATCGTTGGTACAGCCGTGAATACCGGAAGTCGGCTTGCGATTGGGACCAACGGACAGGTACTAACCTCCAACGGCACCACGGCTTCGTGGCAGACTCCTGCCGCTAGTGGTGGTACGGTGACAAGTGTTGGGATGACGGTCCCTGCCTTCTTGTCGGTTTCTCCCGCATCCATCACTACCAGCGGTACCTTTGCCGTTACTCTATCAGGCACCGCCTTGCCGGTAGCAAA